ATGAGTAAACAATGTGCAAAGTGCGGAGGTAAAATTGGCTTAACTTCATATAAAATCAAAGATAAACAAATTGTTTGCGGCAATTGTATGAAAAAAGCTGGTTACGGTATGACTACTCCTTATAAAATAATAAGATCTTTGAATTTAGAAGATTTAGATAAGGGTCCATCAGAAAAAAGAAAATTAAACATATCTGATTATACTACACAAAACAATCATGATATAGGTAATGATAGAATGAGAACTACTGAAGAGATGGTAGAATTTTGTCTTAAATACGGCTACGGTAAAGGAATGACTAAAAAATGGACAACTCATCATTTTAACTTAATATCAGATCAACTTAACAGTGACGAATACGTAATCTTCTGCTTTGTAGGATTGCATAACTATATCTCGTCAACTAAGCATGACAATAATTATGCATACGCATTAACTAATAAACGTTTAATTGTAGCTCAACAAAAAATGATAGGCAATAATGTACAAAGTATTATATTAGACAATTTAAATAATATTAGTAAAAAAAGAGGAATACTGTTGGGTACATTAACTATTGATACTCTTGGTAAAGTATTGAATGTTGCAGTTGATAAAGATACTGTTGATAGGATAAGTGATTCTTTAAACGAAATTATTTATAATTTAAAAAGAAGAAATATTTCTGCTACAAATTCCAATACATCAACAATTTCCTCAGCTTCAGAAATAAGAAAATATAAAGAACTATTGGATGACGGAATCATTACAGAAGAAGAATTTAATAAAAAGAAACAAGAATTATTAGATTTATAATATCTATCAAAGAAGATGAGCATTTAATTTAGCTCATCTTTTTCTATTTACAATACAAACATTTGTTCGTATACTCTTTTTGAGGTGAACATTATGTTGATGGAAGGAAAAACACAATTATGGTTTAAATTTGACCCTTCGAATAGATTTGTCAAAGATTTTTATAAGGTGTGGGATTCAGAAGTTTTCTTTTTAGCAATCGAAGATAGCTTATTAATCAATCTCTACTATTCTAATAAGAACTACTTTAAAATTCCTGCTGCGAAAACTAGAATGAAGAAAGACGTATATTTTTTGTTTGATATCGTGACTGACGTGCCAGACGCTCGAAGCGATCATCGGCGTTATGACTATATAAAGTATACTTTCGTTGATCCAGAAAGATACAAAGATTAAAATAGGCTACCTAAAAAGGTAGCCCGGAACGGATTTTATCACCATACTTATGAAAGGAGATATTTTTTAAGTTAGTATTAAGATTGTGTAATATGATGATATCTATATTTTATAGTATCAGTGCTATAAAATCAAAAATAAGTCACTAATTAACTACCACTCCAATTATAAGCCTTTTTTCTCACTTTTTTTCAAAAATATGGGTAGCTTTTTAATGGCTTCAAATATAAAAGAGTTTAAAGCCGTAACACACTTATGGGGAAGTGGTTTTTGGGGAACGCTTTAAACTCTTCTTTATTATTATCTCACAATTTAACCCAATTGTCTTTCTATTTAAAAATCAAAGTAAAACTTTTCAAATATACAGAAGTATAACTATGTGAAACATCCTTTCATTAATCCATAAAAGGATACATAAAAAAGCCACTCATTTGAGTGGCAATGAAGAAAAGCTTTAGCTTGTATAATACTCTTCAAAAAATTCTAACACAGAACGATTCAAATGGCTACATTGATGTACCCTGTAGGACTCGAACCTACGACCGGACGGTTATGAGCCGTCTGTTCTAACCAACTGAGCTAAGGGTACGGAAAGCCATAAACAGTCAACCAGTAGAATGTGTGGCAACAAACCTGTTATCGCATATCTTGGAGTGTGACTATTTATGAGTGATAGTGAAGATATGCGGCAACATCACTATTTTATCGAATGATTTTTATAGTTTTCAATATAATTATGTACCGCCCCTCATCGAGGGGCTATTTTTTAGTATGATAGTACTTGTCCTGGATAAATCAAATTAGGATTTGATAATCCATTTCGTTGTGCTAGTGATTGATACGTTGTTCCTAACTTGACTGCAATTGAAGAAAGGTTATCGCCTGATCGAACAGTGTATATTCTAGTAACATTTGCTGTTCCGTTCGTTTTTAGAACTTGTCCAGCATAGATCATATTCGGATTGCTTAGTCCATTTAACGAAGCAAGTGCTTGATACGTTGTTCCATATTTTGTAGCAATTGAAGATAGTGTTTCTCCATATTGAACGACATGAGTTTGGATACCAGCTGATGGTTTATCCGGAACAGTTGTAGAATCTGGCAAGATTTCTACATTTGATTTATCAATCCAAGATAAAATATTTGCAAGTAAAACTTTATTGCCATTTACCTGTTGAACCTTGTAGCTTTCTCCTTTTACCCATTGTGGGATTGCTTCTCCAGTTGCCCAGTTTTTCGCTGAAAAATTCACTTTCACAGTGTCGCCCACTTTAATTTCTGATTTTGGCGTATCATTAGCTTCTTCCCCTGCATCCGTTGCTGGAGTATCTGTTGCTGGTTTATCTGAACCTGTATAACCATTGTCTGTAATGCCAGTTAAATCGATATTACCATCTAATCCACCAGCAATATAAGTTGAGGTAAATTGATAGATGCCAATACCATCTAACGATGGGAAAATATTCCAGTTAGGAGTTGGTGTTACATTATAATCAGGATAAGCAGAGATCCATAGCGAGTCTGGAAACTCTTTGATTACTTGCTGATAATAAGCATTTGCCAATAAGAATGGCTTACCTGAATAAAGCATTGGAGTATAGCCTGCTGCTTTAATTCGACGCATACCATAAAGAATGGCATCCGTATTTGCTTGTTTATTAGAAGATGCCCCACCTTCAAAATCAATCGCTACAATTGATCCTTTAGGCGTTTGAATCTTTGGCAAGAAATAATCCATCGTTTGTTTAGCAATTGCTGGGGAACCCCACACATCCCACCAAATATAGGTATGCGCTCGTTTGCCTTGCGCAATTGCAGAAGCAACTTGCGTGGAGTAGGTCCATTGGTCATATAAACCAGCTCCGTTATAACCACCAATTTGTGCAATAGCAAATTTATCATGAGCGTACCCAAATCTTCCGTTCTCTCCTTGATAAATCGACCAATCCACGCCCTGATCATTTTTTGCAGCAAATCCATTAATTGGCAACAAAAAAAGAGCCATTAATAGGCTCATCGCAGTAACAGTAATTTTCTTTTTCATTTGTTTCCTCCTATTTTTTTAAGTTATATGCAGACACACCAGTGATAACACCTAAAAATGTTGCTACTGCATTAATAGTGAGTACTGTCATATCTGTTCCGTTCCATCCATATGCTTTGCCTAACATGGCTACTAAAGCAGATGCAGCTGGTAATACTGTTAAAACCGTCCATTTAATGACTTGATAATACTTATCGGGTAAAATCATTTTTTTCGCTTCCTTTATAGTTTAGTCAGGAAATAGCCAATGATTGTAATGCCTAAGCCAATCATATAGCCCCAAGCCCATTTATTATTGTTTTTTCATGACTTTCTGCGATTCTTTGATTTTTGAATTGTCAACGCCGGCAAATTCCATTGTCTGCGTAAACTTATCTAGCGAGTCAGAAGCAGCAAAGGCTTCATCTTTTAAATCCATCACACCATCGACCACTCGGCCAATTAGGTTTGATGCAACGCCAGCAGCTGCGCCGAAGGATAGCGAACTCTTTAAAGAACCAATTTTGTCCTTAAAGCCATCCATTTTTCGACTAGATCGTTCTGCATTATCTCCAAAATCATCTATTTCTCGGCCCGCATTATCCGCAGAATTTTTAAGACCTTCAAGTTGCTTGTCAGAAAGTTTGCTTTGCCGTTCTAGCTTAGCAAGCTCTTTGCGTGCATCTTCTGTTTCATCAGCAGAGTCACCAAACTCATCAGCCATTAATTTAACGACTTTACGTTGTTCGTCCATCGCACGTTCAGACAGCTCAGCTTGCTTTGTTAAACCCTTTTGTTTTGCTTCAAAGGCGCCCGACTGGTCACCAGCAGCTTTCAACGCTTTGACTTCGGCGTTCATTTGCCGTTCATTTTCTTTGATTTCATCTGTTAAATCGTTAACGGCAGTTTGAGAGTATACAAGTTCCTTTTTTGTGTCATTTAATTGTTTGCCATAAGCATTATATTTTGCGGTAGCATTGTTTATCTGTGTGTTAAGGTTAGCAACTTGTTTCGATTCCTCGCCATACTTGCTAATCGCTTCATCACGGCGCTTTGTTAATTCTCTTACTTTGGCGTTTTGCCCTTCCATAACCGTAGACAAGTCTTTCGTCTTTTGACTAAGTGCTTCGTATGAACGCCCTGCTGAATCATAAGCCTTTAGATTGGCACGCATATTCGACTCAGCTTGTTTGACTTTCGCATTGATTTCGTCCAGCGTGTTACCAAAATTAGTGCTATCTAAACTAATCCCTAGCTTGATATTTCCTGCCGGTTGTCCTTTTCCTGCCATTATTTACCTCCTTCCTCAAGTTTTACCAAGTCTTCAGCCGATAAAAATTGTTTGATGAAATCAGCACCATCTACATATTCTTCGCCACTCTCCACTTCTCCAAAAAGGTGTAACAAATAATGATAGTCGGCTTCGTCCACATCTCTCATCGTCCAACCTGATTCGATTAAATCTTTGTAGATTTGATCCATTGCTTTCCTAGCTTCAGAAAAACTTATCTCTTTTTGCTCGCCGTCTGCTTTTTTTCATTGTTTCCTAGTTCATTGATTTGTTCAAAAACACTTTCTAATGCCGGTACTAACTCGCTCGCAGTCAAACCGTCTAAAATAGCATCAAATGTAACTGCTGGATCTTGGAAAATATCTGCTGTAATTGCAATCATTGAATCAATTGCTTCTAAATCAGTTAGGTCTGCTTTTTCCGCTTTCTCGTAAAATTTGATACACTCACGCATTGCACGTGCGGAAATATCTTGTTGTTTGAATGTTTTTTTCTTTCCGTCAAGTTTCAATTGCAATTCAATCATTAATAGTTCCTCCTAAAAAATAGAGGCTGGGATTTTTCCCAACCTCAAAATATTGTTTTATTTTCCGCTTGCGGGTGTTGTAGCGACGTTGTTTACTAAGTTTTTGAATTTAGCCAGAGTCATCGTTTCTGATTCTACGGCTGTTAAGTATACATAGCCACGTTCATCAGAAATGAATTCCCCTTCGATAGAATCGGTTTGCAATTCTACCCCTTTGTCTTCAGCTGTTTTCATGTCGATATCTGGATGACTGAATTTTCCTTTTGTCAATCCCATGAATAAGCGTTTTCCTTCTTTGTTCGCTGTAACCATGACTACCGACACGTAAGGCGCTTCAGTTTCTGAACCAATTACATTTACACCATCCACGGTTTTAGCACCAATGATTTCGCTGTAAATGCCGTTATCCATTAAGTCTGCCACGTCAAGCGTAACTTTTGGCGACGAAACCCCTTTACTTGCAATGAAGAATGGTACGTTTGAAGCGTATGTTGTGTTAGAAGTTGCGCCTAATCCAGTGATTTTAGCTTCGATCGCTCCGCCTTTCGACTTATCTGCTACTAATTCTTTTAGAGTGCCGCCTGCACCTGTTTTTACGCCAAAAATGACGCTCTCAAATCCTACTGTTGCCATCTATTTTCTCTCCTTTTAATTTAATGAAATATTTGCTACATATCGTTTGATAATCCGCTTTGCACCTTCCAAGTCCTCGTCATCTGTTTGTTCCGTGTATGCGCATTGCCAACCATTCCCCCTCATGACCTCATCAAGGGCAAAATAAAAGGCATCAACCTCTTTCATGGTTGACACCCATACATCTACCTGTACGTTAAATTGAATGGTCAAAGGATTGTTGCTTGCAAAATCTTCATAGTTGCCGGATATCTCTGTAATTCTGCCAACTGGAAGGCTAGGTACTGTTTGAGCTGATTCCGGAACACTATTGGTGTAAAAATCAATGTTCTTTGTTTTTTCATTGCTATTCAGAATTGAATAGACTTGTGATACTGCCGTTTTCAAAGTCCTAGCCTCCTTTTTACTTCGTCAGCAATGATTTGTGTTACTTGTTTTTCGATTTGCTTTTGTGTTTTTTGTACGAAACCTTTTGGATGTTGTTTGATTGTTCCGAACTCGATAAAGTGCATCCGCCAAGAAACATCTTTGTCATAGCCGACTTCTATCAATCCGTTTTTTACCGAGCTTGTAACCACATGGTCCTTAGCATGTTCTTGCATATACGAACCACGTTTACCGTTTGACTTCGTTCCATCCCAGTAAGGTGTGTTTTGTCGTAACTTTTCTTGAGCGTACTCCCCAGCTTTTCTAAGTGCTGGGCTTTCCACTCGTTGAACGTTTGCTTTTACTTCCCTAAGCGCTTTGTACACTTCGGTTGCATCGACTTCTACACTCATTTTTGAACCTCTTTCGCAATGACAGTGGTGAAATCTTTGGCAAACTCTCCTTTGGTGATCGTGATAATCTCAAAAGTTTTGCCTTTCCAACGCACTTTCATGTCGTTTTCGAGTTCTACTTTTTGCTGATAGCGGATAATAAACGTTAACGTCCCCTCAAGAACCGTCCCGATTGAAGCTTTGACATCGCTCAAGCGTTGTGTTTGAACACAAGCCCAACATGAAAAAACAGTCTCAGGTGTGGTGACCAGCTGGCCGTCCTCGTCCTTGACTATCGTATCCTTTATAAAGTCAATACGTTGACTTAGGTCACTCGTCTGTATTAACGCCATGATCTAACCCCCTCAACTGATGAATCAAAGCAGTCACTCCAAACGGAATTTCATTCAGCGCCTGCGTAGAAGTACCTACTCTGTTTTCGTACCAGTTAGAAACAAGCAACGTCACAGCGTAATCAAAGCGTTTATCAGCAGTCATTTCTACCTCAATCGAGCCTAAAATGAATTCTTCTGCTGTTTTTTGGAGCATTGCGAGTAAATCATCATCCAAGTCATGATCCACTCGCAAAAAGTTTTTCAACTCGCTTAATTCCATTTACTCACCGCCTATTCAGCAGTTACGGTAACTTCACACACCGCAGTTTTTTCGTTTGCAGTTGTTGCAGTGATTGTTGCTGTACCAGCTGCAATACCTGTGATTTTGCCTTGAACCGGCGTTACTGTGGCAATTTCCTCATCGCTAGAACTGTATTTAACCGATTTGTCCGTTGCGTCAGCTGGCAAGACAGTCGCTGACAGTGTTTCTGATGCCCCCACCGCAAGCGTAGTCGTTGTTTTGTTTAACGTTACGCCGGATGGGTCTATGCTTTTGGGCCCAGTGTTACGTAAAAGCCTGCAGCAGTGTCGGCTACTTCAACATCGAAACGAACAAAGCCAGCTAATAGTTGACCATATACATCATTGTCTACCCAACGTACTGAAGCTTGTTGACGGTCAAAGAATTTAACAAAAAGTGAAGGGTCGCCCACGAATGCTACCTTATTGCCTGCAGCAGTACCAATAACATCATCAGCCATTACAACAACTTCACGCCCTAATAGTTTGTAACCCGAAGCAACTGTAACGTCTTGTTGTAACAAGTAACGTCCGTCATTGTCTTTCATTTTGTCTAACTCGTTGAAGAAGCTTTGAGAAGCAATGAATTTCACGTTGTAAGCTGGGTCAATCGTTACATTTACAATATCTTTCAAACCATCAATATCAGTCACTGTTTTCGCTGTTGCTGTTTGTAATTTTTTGGCGATTTCAGCGTTAGAAGTATTCAAAGATTGGCGTTGGATATGTTCAGCGACCAAACCGCCTAGATCGATATCGGAATCGTCTAATGCTTCTTGAGAAACTGGAATGTATCCACGGTAAGTGGCAATTTCGTAGTTTACTTTTGTAAATTCAGGTTTAGCTAACTCTGGGTTTTTAATCAATTCAGCCACAGAGGTCATTTTATTTTTGTTAGCTCTCAAAATTGGATATGATCCTGTACCTGTTGTTACTGGCACACGTCCTACGTGTTGACGTAAGTCGACAACTGTTTCGGGTTGTTTTTCTGGTTTAGTGATACGGTCAACTGGAATAACTGCTTCTGCTCCGACTGTTGTCAATCCGTCGCGTTTTTCTCCTTTTGTACGAATGAATTGATTGATTGAGCGTGTGTATGTTTCTTTTTTGTCGTTTAGGATAACTTCCATTGATCTTTTCTCCTCTTTGTCTTTTTTGTCGATCGGATTTGTGTTGCTTGTTGGTTCTGTACTTTCTTGTTTTTCTGGTTGTGCTTGTTGCTCTTTAGGTTTAGCTTCTTGAATTTCAGTTGCTTTTGTTTCTTCGTCCAACTCTTTCAATTCATCAGCTAAATCTTTTTTCAATTGGTCGTCTGTTTCTTTCGATTCTTTTGCTTCTTTGATTTTTGCTAATAAGTCCTTAGCTGTCTCTAAATCGCCTGAATCCAGCGCCTGTTGCGCTTGTTCTTTCAATTTCTCAATATCCAATGTGTTCACTCCTTATTTTTTTGTATAAAAAAAGAACCTCTAGTAATTTAGAAGCTCTAGTTCTATCTCTAATTTTCGTTTTTCTTTTTCATCGATTACTCGTTTCAATGATCGTTGCGCTAAGGCTGCATCCGTTCCTTCGTAAGCTGGGATCGAAACAATCGATATTTCGAATAATTCATCGATCTTATTTAGATTGCGGATATACATTCCATCTTGATTTTCCCACGTTTGAGAATCATCTTTTACGGCAAAACCGAACGAACATTCGTTGATATCACCACGTTTTATGGATTCGTACAAATCGTTGGCGTAAGAAGTATTTGGCAGTTGGCATCTGAAATGAAGTCCTACGTCATCCACTTCCAACTCTAGCGTTTGCGCTGACGTTCTTCCTAAAACCATACTTGAATCATGATCGACAAAACAGCGAACATCTGATAAATCGGTTGTATCCAACGCTTGTGGCGAAATTATTTCTTTGAACCCGCCAAGGTCTCTGCTCAACGAATTGAATTTCATTGCGTAGCCCTCAATCGTTCGATTGTCCGTTGACTGGATTTCCGCTAAACTCCGAATTTCCATTTCCACTATTACCACCCCCTTTCGCTGTGGTTTTCGTGTACAAAACATCTCCATTAGGAAGTTATCCCTTTCATACTCTTCTAGCGCATCAATCAAGCCATCTTCGATGACATAGATATATTCAGGTTTTTTGGACTTCCTCGATAAATGGATAAGATAGACATGATCCCAAATGCTCACAAAATTTCCCAAGTCATCTTGATCACATGATAGTTCTTCATCCGTCAAGAGATTTCGTCTGATTTTTCGATTATTTGTTTCCTTGATATTCGATTTGCCCCAACTAGGATCAGTCAAATATTGATCTAGAGTGGAAAGTTCTTTTTCCATATGCTAAAATTCTCCTTAGATATGTTTTGTTTTGTGACTCTATGCTTTGGTCGGCTGAGTCACTTTTTTATTTGTTGCCATACTTTTTGCTTTTCGATATGCTGCTTGCTTAAAATAATAGGACGGTTATTGGTCCACCAATTATCAGCAATCACTTTACCGATTTTTAGCGCTTCTTCTCGTGCCATAGTTGCTCCTTTCTTTTGAATCAAGCAGATTGATTAAAACCATCAATGCTGCGAACAAACTTCCCCCGATAATACTTTGGTGTGCTACTATCACTAATAGCCCTAGGATGAATCCTATAAAAAGTGTGTCTGTCTTCTTCATAATCTAATCTCCCTATTTTTTATTTCTAGCATTCTCAAATCCTCAAGTTCAGAAGCGATTAGTTCAGCTTGTCTATCTGATAGCTCATCGGCTTTTCTAAGCGCTTCACGATCATCTTGTAATTGTTTCCTGCGTTGTTTAATCAAACGGAGAATTTGATGTTCTTGTTGCAATGTGTAGGACATAAAATCATTCTCCTTTGCCTTTAGAACTCAAAGTTTTCTTTCAAAAATCTTTGGAGTTCTGATCGTTCAATTCTGATGTCTAACTTACTCCACTGCTGTGTTTTTAAGCCTAAGTTTATCCAATGTGTTAATTTGTCATCACCAATGCCTAAAACTTTTTTTACCTCTGATTTGTTTGGATATGGAGGAAGCTCCACTGATTTATTCATAAGGTGTAATCGTTCTTCCAAAGAATTAAGCACTGCATTCGTGATCTGTGTAGTTAATTCGGAAACTACTAAATTATCTGGAATTGTTATTTGCATAATTTTTCTCCTTTTCTAATTCTGCTAGCACTGCCTCAATTGGCTTGATTTGTTTATCTGGCTTTCTACGTCCATTCATAATATCCGACATGTATGCTGTTGAAATACCAAGCTTTTCAGCTAACCAAGCTTGACTCTTGTCATGCGTAGCTAGCGCCACACGCACTTTTAAAATGAAGTCCTGCGACATAACTATCTCTCCTCTAATAGATCAATTTCTGGAATATATCCTTCTTTTTTTAGCGACTCATAAATGAACAAACGTCCTTTTTGAGTCCATTTTGTATTCATCACAACTTTTGTTCCACCATCAGATTTCGGAATCTCAGTTGTATGAGATTTTGTATATCCTTGTCTCATATGTTTCTTGCGTAATAACCATTGGTTGCCTACTTTTTTCTGAATACCTAGTTTATGAAGTAGTTTGTTCATCTGTTGTGGAGACATCCCATAATCTGCTGCAATCTGACTAATTGTTACTGAATCTGTAGAAGATAATATGCTATCTAAATATGAGATTTTGGGTTCGTATTCTGCAATCTTTTGTTCTGCGATTAGTCTTCCAGTACGTTCTTCTTTCAATTTAGTTGCTAATTGAATGATTGTATCTGGATTAAGCAAAGCTTCTTCTACTTTTTCTGGAGTTAGATAACCTCCATGTTTTCTAATTGCTGGCAACACTTCACTTGTTACCCAACGTTTGAATTTCTTAGCATTTGGTTGTTTGCTTCCTAAAATTAAGGAGTACAAACCTGATTCATTAATAATAGTTAACCCTCTAGGCGATTCAAAAGTACCGTTTTGGTAGTTTTGCCGATCTTCTACATCGACGTGTCTGTTAATATCTCTACTACCATTGAAGAAGTGATTCAAATGCGTATTCGAAGCCTTCAGCGTGAGATTGACGATCTGGAGCGAACAAAGGCAGTGATGGTCAATGAAACGGCGAGGAAGGCAATCGATTTGCACATAGAAAATTTAAGAAGGGAAATCCATCGATTGGAGGAATGAGTGTGGATAAGAAAGCAGCAATGAAACGAATCATCGAACTGACACATTCTGAGAATTGGCAAGAAGACAAAGAAATAGTTGCAGAAGTCCAAAAGCTTGGTAAATCAATGTGGGCTGAAAAGCCTAAACGGAAAACGCCGAGAAGAATTGCAACTTTGATATAGTTTATTTGATTATTTGTAAGCTAATAAAATCAGCTAATTTTGTTGACAGTTTCTAAAAAGTTTTATAGAATAAGTGCATAGTTAAATAAGCACAGAATTACCCTATAAATTAACATTCTAAGTTTCCCGACCTTGAATTTGTTTACTTTATTAGGTGTCTTTCTTATTGCTTGTTAGCTTATTAAATTAGCTTACGAACATATATTAATATAAAGTTTTGTAGATGTCAACGATTATCTACAAAGTTTTTAAGATGTGTTTTAGGCATGATCGGAGAATCATTATTATGACAACATTTGAGAGAGTAAAAATGTTAGCAGATAAACGCAAAATATCTATTGTCGAATTGGAAGAAAAACTTAATTTTAGTAAAAATTCACTTTATGCGTGGAAAAAGAGTAAGCCATCCATTGATAAACTAAATGCAGTTGCTGACTATTTCCATGTTTCAACAGATTATTTGCTAGGACGCACAGATGATCCTAACGCGGGAGTTGCACCAGAGGAAAGAAAACTAACCGTGGAAGAAGCTTTAGCATCTGTTATGAGTAGCGACGGAAAACCGCTCACCGATAATGATAGGGAAATACTATCAGCTATGATTGAAGCATATTTAGAGAAAAAAGATAACTAAATAAGTAGGTGAGTCATTTGGACAGTCAAATTGAAATGATAATTAATGAACTCGGCGTTAAGGTAGAAGAGCGTGAAAACCTTGATGCCGATGGCCATTATGTTGCTTGTATGAATACCATAGTAATAAAAGCTAATTTATCTAAGTATAGAAGACAAAGAACCTTATTACATGAATTAGGACACGCTTCTAAACATCATGATAATTATTTTTTATATAACTTAGCATTCTCTCTCCATTCAAAAATGGAATATGAGGCTGATCGCTTCATGATTGAAAAATTATTAGATAGATATATTGCAAAGTCTGAATTAGAACCACACAATATCAATTACATGAAATTTATAGAAGATAATAATTTAAGCGTTCGCTTCGAACCACTTGTGAAAGAATTATTAAAAGCTCGCATCTATTGTTATGCAGCCCTCTAAAATTTTTTAAGCAAAAAAAGAACATACGTTCAAAAATAGAAAGGTGAACAAAAATGATATATACAGAATTCAAAGAATGGTTAGAAAAAAACACAACCGGATACGAAACATTTATCATCAAAGCTACTAATTATCAAATTGAAAAAAACAAAAATAGACCCCCAAAAAAACGCTGGGATGATAAGAAAATAGATAAAGCTGTATTAGAAATGTGGAAACAAGTCGTGACTAACTTGTATCAAACAATTCGTAAAGAAAAAGGAGTTCCATTAATTAACGGGAAGGAAATATGGCTTGAATTTATAGAGGAACAAGGACTGATCGAATTTTTCAATGATAGCATGGCAGAATTAGAATTTGAATAGGGGTAATATTGATGGCAATGATAAAACAATATAAAAAGAAAAATGGCGAAAAAGCATGGTACTTTAAAACTTATCTCGGTATTGATCCGCTAACAGGAAAGAAAAAATATACTACTAAAAGAGGATTTAGAACACAAAAAGAAGCAAAAACAGCACTTTCTAGGTTAGAACTAGAATTACAAAAAACAGGAATGCCCACAAGTACAAATACTACTTTCAAAGAAGCAGCAGAATTATGGCTAGAAAGCTATAAAAAAACTGTAAAAGAAAGTTCATATTCAAGGACTAAAATAATCTTTAACAAACATATATATCCCAAATTTGGAAATATTAAGCTTTCTAAAATTAATACGGCATATTGTCAAAAGGTAGTAAATGATTGGAGTGAAAAAGGAACTTCAAAGCAGTACCCTCTTTTCATAAACTATATGAATAAAGTTTTTAAGTATGCTATAAATATTGGTTTAACATCTGATAATCCAACATTAAATTTACTTATTCCAAAGCCACAAATTAAAACAGAAAAGAAATTAAAATTATATACAAAAGAACAGTTGGAATTATTTCTAAATGAAGTATCTCAAGAACAGAATCCATATTTAAAAAACAGAGACTATACGCTCTTTAGACTATTAGCATTCAGCGGATGTAGAATCGGCGAAATATTAGCACTCACTTGGGACAATATTAATTTTAAAACAAATGAAATGGCCATTAAAAAAACTGTAGCTCGTTCAGATAAATATTATATATCTGAAACTCCTAAAACCAAAAAATCAAATCGAATAATTTATTTAGATGAAAAAACTATAAAGCAACTAAAATTTTGGAAGCTCGAACAAAGAAAGTACTTATTTCAATTAGGATTTACTAAAGCTAATTATTTGTTTACCAATGACGAAAATAATTTCACAATTAATCAGTCAGTGGCAGAAAGATACAATATATATCGTGAGCGTGCCGGTTTACCTTATATCGGTCTGCATGGTTTTAGACATACACATGCATCAATGCTATATGAGGCAGGCGCAGATCACAAAGAAGTCCAGGAAAGAATGGGCCACGCAAATATAAAAACTACTATGGACACATATACACACATTACTAACAGCAAAAAAGAAGAAACAACACAAAAACTAACAAATTATATTAACTTCTAA